TGTCCATGAATGTTGCATAAGGTTTTACTCCGTAGTTGGTTAGGTTGCGACGGCTTGCCCGCCGTCGTGTGGGATTATATGCGATAACATTTTAGAAAGTAAACACCCACAAAAAAGCCCGCTCATGGCGGGCTGGGTGAGCCGGTACGGTTACCGGATTATTTCAAAGAGCTCGGCGAGCTCTTCGGGCGTGAAACCGAGCTCGGCAGCGGTCGTGTTGAAAGGCTCGCCAGCTTCAATTCTGCGGGCGGCTTGCTCGAGCTCTTCGCGCAATTGGCGGGCCGCCTCTTTCGTGCTCTTATCCATTAGTCAAACCTCCCGATCTTAAGCTCGCCCGTGCTCGCGTCCCGTATCGCACAAAGCCCGTATTGGTACACAAAGCATTGGAACCGGTCAAAGCTAAACCGCGCAATCGGGTGCAAGTCCGGATCCTCGGCATGCTCTGACTGGTACACCCCCTCAATTGTTAGATCACCACCGAAAGGGTGAGAGAACCCGCCAAACTGGTAGCACTCATCCATATGCGCGGCAATCTCATCTAGGGTCATCGGGTCCGCGTCCATAACGGCGACACAGAAAAAGTCAGGGATAAGCCCGCAGTACTCGATAAGGTCATCGTCCCAATATCGGGCAAACTCGGGCGAATTGGTCGGGTTCAATACGCGGTCCAAAAGTAGGTCAGCCGCTCTAAATTTTAAATTGTCCATTCTTAAACACTCCGTAGTTGATCCGGCGCGGGGTGCGCCGGTTATGGGATTATATGGGATAACATTTGAGAAAGTAAACCCCCACAAAAAAGCCCGCACGATGGCGGGCTAGGTGGGCGGGTGCGGGTGCGGCTTACACTGTGTCAATCGTCACAATGATGTCGCCGTCGTTTATCATATCGCGGACCTCATTCCGGATTGCCTCCTCGTCCCATTCTTTATCATCCTCGACCGATCTTAAGCGGCGCTGTATATCTAAAATGGTCGGGTCCTGCTCAAGCCGACTTTCGATCACGGGCCACAAAAATTTTATCAACGGGGCGCCAGTGTTCATCACCAAGCTTTGCAACTCGGCACGCTCTAATCTTACGCGCTCGAGCTCCTCGGTTAACTGCTCCACTGTGGCCACGAGTTGGCTGATATCGCCCGCGACGTCTTTGATATCCTCGGCCGAAAAATGCGGCCGCTCGCCTTCCTGCGTGATCTGTGCGATTAAGTTATTTAAATGATTCGAGTCTGTTTTTAAGTTGATCATGGTATTCACTCCGTAGTTTAGAAAGGTAACGGCTTGCCCGCCGTCATATGCGATTATATGGGATAACATTTGAGAAAGTAAACCCCCAACAAAAAAGCCCGCACAATGGCGGGCTAGGGGTTAGCTGTGAGTGTATCCATCGGGCTCTATGCCAAGCCACATACCGCACCAGAAAACCATGACGCAATCAGAGCCCCGCTGAACAGTTCTCCGAAAACCCTTGTAGGTTAGGCGCTGGTTGTCACGGAGCCATACCTTTAAAAGGGCCTCGCGCTGTAATCGAGTTAAAACCATCACGCGACTACCTTATCCAACAAAAGCCCGGCTTTGCGCTCGACCTCAATCCGCGCATCTTGGTGGGGTATGTCTCGGGCTATCGCGGTGATGGCCTGAGCGGCGTCCCAAACCGTTTCAACCGGCCGACCTTCCTCGGTCAAATGTCGGGCTGCAGCGGCCTTCGCCATACGTGTGGAAAGGCCAGCACGCTTGTTTAAAAACTCAAGCCGACTGTTATCGTCGTGTGCGATCTTGGCCGACTTAGCGGCCTGAACGCCTTCGATAAACGTAGCGGTCGCACCATGGGCGAAGCTTTCGAGAGCGGGCCGTGCTTCCAACGCGAACCGGTCGGGCGCGAATTTAGTATGCCGGATCTTAATTTCCTGAAAGTTTTCCACGCCCCACAGGTTGCGATTCATACAAACCCCGCGCAGGTACATCGCCGCAATGCCCGCCGTTTTACTGCCGGTTTCGGAGTTCCACGCATAGAACCCGCGGAACATCAAATCGGGCTCGCCGTTCGGAAGCTTGCCGACTTCGATCGGGTTGCGATCGTCCACTAAGAAAACGAACACGTCGCGGTCGCTGGCGAATAACGTGGTGGTGTCCATTGTGACAGGTACTTCGGGATCGTAAACGGCTAGGCCGTTCGACTGACCTACCATCATGCCCGGAACTTTCCATCGTCCGCCGGATGCGTCTACCAGCTGTTTAATGGGCTCGAGGATTTCCCAGTCAAAAATCCGGCCATAGTCCGGACCGGTTGCCGCTCGTAGTTCTCCGCCATCATCTTGCTGGCCGTAAACTTTAACCAACTCGCGACCGCGGTTATACCGTAAACCCCACTGAATACAATCGGCCGCAATAGGCGCAGGCAAATCCTTAAGGTATCCGGCAGGCGCCCCAGCTAATTGCGCCAGCTGACCAAAAGACCAATTGGTCGGGGTGTTCAAATGCTCGCGCCCGTTATCGTCGTGATATTCCAAATAAATTTGACCCGCACTAGGGCGTCTTTCATCAACCTCGCCAACAACCTCGATTTTGTGAGTGTCCACAGTGCGCGAGGTCATGCGCTGCGCGTCCAATTTTTTGAACGCCAGCATATCATCCAGCGTCAAAAACTTTTGATCATCGGGGCGGCTGAACCATTGCGAGGATACAGCACTGTTTCCGATACCATGGGCGAAAGCGTTAGTCTGATAAGTTGTCATGATTTTTTACTCCGTAGTTAAGAAAAAAGAGCAGGCCATTGCCCGACCTGCTCGCATAATGTCGCATATGTTTTTAGGCTGCGCAAGCTAATTTTTAAAAAAATTATTCCGCCCCGATATCGCCCGCAACATGGTGCCGAATGATTGAACGCGGCGGCAGGCTCTTTACAAACCGTAAAAGCTTTTCGCCGTCGGGTTCTTCCGGCTCGGCTTGGTTCGCCGTGTCGCGCCAGTGCAAAGCCACCCGACCGCCATCGGCATAACATCCGCCCACCGTGTTCGGATCCTCGGCTTTTCTTTTTCCGGAACCGTGCGCAGTAAATCCAATTATGTAATCGCGCTGCAGCCGAGCACATAGCGGCAACCCGTCGCCACAATCCGCGCAGCTGAACCCGTCGCGATATTCCGCGGGGCAGCGCACCACCCTGACCGAGCTCGTTTGTTTTAGATTGCCCCGGCTATCGGTGCCACCAAATAACGGCGCCCGCATCGTTTTGGAACCGTTCCAGCTTCGTTCGGCCACAACCACCACAGTCGGAACCACGCGAGCAGCTGCAGCCGCGCTCGTTAAGCTTTCCGTGCTGAAATTGATAACCGTTTTACCCTCGGCCAATTTGTCCGCCCATTGATACCACGGGAAATGGGAATAAGTAAAAGAAACACCGCGACGCGGTACAGCGTTAATAAGTGCCTCGAGATATTCGGCGTCGATTTGTTCGGCGCCTTTCCCGCTGCAGTTGAGTTTGCACGATGCCGGACAGGTCGCATACCGCTCGCCCGATCCGGCGCGGTAGGTTACCGCGATCCCTTTGGTTTTTTTTGCTCCGCTAGTTTGAACAGTCTTTAACATGGCTTGCCCTCCGTAGTTGTATAAGACTTATCGCATATCCTAAAAAGAAAAAACCCCGACGTCAAGCCGGGGTCGGGATTGTTACCAGCTGCCTAAGCCGTTAAACACTCCCTCGCGAGCAGCAGCGTAGTAGTCAGGGACACTCACCCCACGCTTTGCCAGCTCTGCAGCGTATTGCTTCGCTTGGACGCTATTCATATGGCCTTTCGTGTGGCCACCCGCGTGACAGCCCGTGTGGGCCGCGTTGCGGTAATAGGTCAGCAGATCGCTGTCGCTGATCGCATCAAGCTTATCGGTATCAATGTACATAGGTACACCTCCGTAGCAGATTAAAGATCAGGGCTTGCCCGCCCCGGTTAGCTGGCCTATCCAACTAACACCCCTAGTATCGCATACTATCGCATACATGTCAACTTAATTTTTTAAAAAGTTATTTTGAGCTGCTCAAAAAAAAGCCCGGCATTACCCGGGCTCGCATAATTTTACCGCCTTCGTTTCGGATCAGGCTTAAGATCCTCGACCGCATCCTCACCGAACAAAAGCTTATAGATCCATTCAATTATAAACATTCTTCCCCCCAGTGTTTTTGCTCGCCGTCGGCCTCGCCGTCACGGTATCCAGCAGAGTAAGCCGTAATCTGCTCGGGCGTCATATCCTGCAGCTCGACCAACCTCGACTGGTAACTCTTGCCTTCAAAGTAATGCGGGCTAAATTCCCGACGGTAATAAAAATCGGCCCGCCCCCGATCGTAGGGGCTGCCGTGCCTTTTGTCGTATGTCATCTCATCGCCTCCGTAGTTGTTTGAGACTATGCGATTCTATGCGATTAAATGGGACAGATCAAGTCAAAAATTAGATCCCAATCCGGCTTCCCTTCGCTTTCATATAATGGCTCAAGCTTCAAACCTTCCATCACCAAATCCATCGCAGCGCTGCCGGGATACAGTAGAAAGCGCTCTGGCTTTTTCTCGGTCTTAACCTTGCGGACCAAGATCCACACGCTGGCATGTGAATAGGTAGAAAGCCATGCGACTTGGTGCGGGCGCAGCCCTACGGCATTTCCCCCGGACGCTTTCAATTCGATAAAGTGAAAGTTGCCTTTCTCGTCGCACAATAAAACATCGGGGATTCCGGGCATCGCCCACGTTTCAATCCTCGTCGTCTTCAAATTCCTCCGGCTCTTCGTTATCCCAGTTTTCATCATGCGCCAAAAGTCGGCTTCGCGCTTTGTTGCGGTTCTGGGGATTTGTCGATCCTTCGGGAGTAATGTCGATAGTGACCGGGGCATAGTTATCCTTTAATTCCTTAAGCGCTTTCAACACGTCATCTTTGCTCATGCTATCAATGCTGCCGTGCCGTATCTCGCTTTTGTTTACGTATATGTCACCCTGTGCTTGCCCACGGCGATATTCCGCCTGTACGGCTGCAGAGTACGCACCGTTCTGTAGAGCCGCGTCACGGATAATCTGGAGGTCTCTGAGGTGACGCTGGTAGTTGACCCCAAACTTCTCATCTAGTTCGGCTCTGTAGGCCTGTATAGCCGCCACAACGTGGGGGCAGATATGAGGGTTGGTCATCTCGTATGCTCGAGTGTGAGCAGATGAGGGAGGATACCCTGCATTAATTGCGGCCTCGCGCATTGTGATCTGCCCATCCTTCGATACAAGCTCTTTTACGAACAGCTCTTGCCTTCGCGTCAGAGGTGTTCGAGCGTCAGCCTTCGGTCTTCCCGCCCTGACCTGCTTTTTCACAGGCCTTAATTTCGAGTTTGGCGATAGTTTTTGTGGCATAAATCATTTCTCCAGTTATTTACCGATAGTTTACCCTAAAAAAAGCGTATTTCTATATATATAGCCAGAAAAATATTTTTTTTGAAAAAACGATTTACCCCCCTTTAAGGACCGAAAGGCTCCTAATGGTTACATAAACTCTGGTTACGTTACATTTTTGTTTTTCACTTATGTTACTTCGTAAGTGTATATATAATAAGGATTTTTTTGCCAAAGTTACGCGGTTACACCGGTTACGGCTATTTTGACCAAAACATTTTATTTTTATTTTTGGCTCTATATATAGAGAAACAGCGTTATTTGCGTTGCCCCGTGGGCCGTGAGCCGCGCCCTATGCTCCACTCCCCGTGCTTTTTGCCCGGCTGCGCCTGAAAAAAAACCCCCGATCCGAGGGCCGAGGGTTTAGAAGATCAGTTGATATATTGCGTATCC